GATATGGATCGCAGCGGTGGGCGTACCAGCTTTACCAGTTTGGAGAGACAGGTAGGCGTTGCGGTTGCTGCCTGTTGTCCAATCCGCGACCTCTTTGCCTACATACAAACGGGCGGCGGGGATCGCGTTTCCGACGTTGTCCTTGAGGCTGAAATCTTGATAAACAGCGGTGGCAAGATTGGCGTGGTTGCCCTGGTTAAAAAGCTCCATCGCCAAATGGCCGTAGCCATCACCATTGACGGTGACACGCGCGTTGCCAGCGGCGAAGATGTTGACTTTTGTGTTGCCAGCCGTGCCGATATTTAGCTGGTCACCGTTGTGGTCGTAGGAAATATAACCCCTGTAGCGGCTGTCTCCGGCTGTGCCATCGGCAAATGCGAGATACGCCTTGTGCGAGGTGTTGCTGGAAGCAATGGTCACACCGCCTTCGTCAGGCGCTCCCACAACTAGATTTTTGGCGTAGTAACTAGACGGCGTGCTGTTCGCGATTCCGACGAAGCCATACGAATCTATGCGCATGTCTTCGCCAGCACCACCAGTGCGAAAACCAAATCGATTTTCACCATTATAATAGTAAATCGCTCCAGCGTTCTCGTCGCCGTCGTCCCCAAAATAAAGCGAAGATTGACCGGAGGTTCCGCTGATGATCGCGACAGCAGAGCCATCGGTCGTATTCGCGTTGTTTCGGAAGCTTCCTATCGTCTCGCCGCTGACCGATTCCGCTGCCGCAGAGCCGCCGGAACTAGCGGCTGCAAGGCTACTAAACGTGGCCGCAGCGCCATTAAGTTGGCCCGTCAGCGTGCCACCCGATAGGGGAAGGTAGTCGCTACCGGAGACGTAGGCAGCGGTCCATGCCGATCCGGTGTAGACCTTCATCGCCCCCGCGACAGTGTCAAAATAAAGTGCGCCTCCGACGAGGGCGTTTCCGTCGTTGTCTACGCTCGGCTCGGAGGATTTCGGGCCGAGATATCTGTCGTCGAAACTGTCGTAGCTGGCTAGGGAACTGTCGCGTGCGCTCTCGGCTGCTGTCTTCGCTGTCTCAGCGGCTGTCTTGGCGGTTTCTGCGGCTGTCTTGGATGTCGCGGCGTTGGACGCGGAGGTCGATGCTTCACCGGCTTTTGTCGTGGCAATTCCAGCCTGGGTTGTTGCTGTCGTGGCCTGGGTCGTTGCTGTTGAGGCGCTGGTTGATGCGCTTGTCGCGCTGCTTGCTGCGGCGGTTGCTGAGTTGGCTGATGCAGTGGCTGAGTTGGCCGAGTTGGTTGCCGAGGTCGAGGATTCAGACGCCTTTGTCGTGGAAATTCCGGCTTGCGTTGTCGCGGTGCTCGCGGATGTCGACGCAGAAGATGCGCTGTTGGAAGCGTTGGTCTCGGATGTCGAGGCATTTGAGGCGGAGGTCGATGCCGATGAGGCCGAGGACGCAGCATTGGTTGCCGATGTCGAGGCTTCCCCAGCTTTTGTCGTCGCCGTTCCGGCTTGGGTCGTTGCCGTGCTCGCGCTGCTCGATGCGGATGTCGCGCTTGCGCTGGACTTGGCGGAGTAATGCTTGGACGAATATTCGCTGCCGTCGACTGTGCTGTCTTCTGCTTTTGTCGCCCACTCCTTTGCCGCGCCTCTGCTGGCGGTGTTCGTGACGCCGGTTCCGCCAACGGCGTAAGCCTTGGCGGAGTAGTCGGTGCTGGAAACCTGGCCGTCTGTCTTGCTGGCCCAGTCCTTGGCCTCACTTACATCGACGAGGCGGGTGGTGTTGGACGATGAGATGAAGGCGGCTTCGCTGCCAAAAGTTGAGCCAGAGGAGAGGCCGTCGACAATGTATACGTCCTTGTTGGCGAGGGTGACGATGTCGAGGTTCTGGTAGGTGGTGGATGTCGAGAATGTGCCACGGTTGTTGAAGAAGGATGTGATGTCTACGAATGAGAACGTGGCGTCGCCGGAGCGGACCTGTAGCTTCTTGGTGCTCTCGTTGTAACGAAACGTCCAGATGTCTGTCTTGAGCGCACCGCTGTTGGAGGCGTCGAACAGATCGTCGAGCATGTCGTAGAGCTGGCGGTTGCCGATTTCGGCTGCTTCGAGATAGGTGTCGAGGACGTGCTCGCCAGACTTGGAGCTGCGAAACCGGATTTGTTCGCCGGTTGGCCTCGTGATGCTCATTCCATGTACCCCATGTCAATCATTAGACGGACCAATTTCTGTTTGGTTAGGGCGTACTTGTCGTCCTCGTAGGCGACCGCTCGGGTCTCCGACAAGGTGGCAATGTCAGCCTCGATTTTTTCGAGGCGGGTTACGATGGCGGAGAGATGGTCACGCAACTCCGCTATGTCTGAGCTGCACACTTTCTGGGCTAGGCCAATGGAGGCATCGACAAAGTCGACTGTCGTCGTGTCGAGACTTAGCCGCAGGGCATCTCTTACGTCTTCGCTCATCGAGCATCTCTCCTCATTGGCACAAGGTTGCCCTTCTCAACTTCGCGCTGGACGTTGTCCTGGGGCTGGACCGATGCGCCGCGCATCTTCTCCATGAGGCCAATCTGCTGGCTCGGGCTCAGACCTTGGGACTGACGCTCTTCTTCAGAGATACGGAAGCGGTCAAGGTTGGAAATACCCATGGCGCGGATGGCTTCCTCGGCGATCTGGCCAATGTTGTATTCCATGTTGAGGCCGGTCTGGCTCATGACCTGGAGCATCTGCATCCATGTCTCGGCGTTGCGCTCGGGTTCGAGCGGGAGGGTGCCGTCTATTACTAAATAATCGATGTCGCCTTGGAGGTCTTTGCGCACGTCGTAGTCGAGGTATCCCTCTTCGACTGAAGCGGCGAGCTGGGTGGGCATGTTCTGCGGATCGATGCGGATGGAACCTTCATAGCCAAGGGTGTCTTGGATGTTGGCGACCATCATTCGGACCATCGGGCGGATGGTTGTGGCTGACATGATGCGGGACAGGACGCCAAGGCGTTGGCTGCCGAGCTGGGTTAGGCGCTGGATTTCTGTGGCGGTTCGCACGTCGGGGGTTGGCACGCCCTGCTGGGCGTCGGATGCGGCGGAGACGCGCTGCTTCAATTCGGTCATGGCAGCGATGTCGTTGAGGTGGCCGCGCGTTATGTCCGGGACTTCAGCAATGAAGACGCCGTCGCCGGGTTTGTTGCCGGGGAGAGTTCGGACAACGCCCCACGGGTTCCTGTCGATCAGGTCGGGTACGCTGACCTGGGTGGGGTCGACGAATATCAGGTTGTTGAGTGCGGCGCTGATGTTATCAATTCTGCTGCGCAGCAGGTAGGTCGCCACGTCGTGCATTGGAAGCAGGAGGTCGTAGAGCGATTGGCCATATGTCTTGTGGCTGTCTTGGTAGAGGCCGCCGATGACGACGGGGAACTGTCTGCCATAGGGGTTGAGCTGGCAGCGGATGATGACGTTCTCGTCGAGGACGGTTACGACGAGAAAGATTTGATCGATGGACGGGATGCCAATCTCGAAGCCGGAGATGCGGACCCATGACTCGTCGATTACGCGGGCGTCGCCGAGGGTGAAATATGAATGGTCGAAACGCTCCCGTTGGTGAGGTTGAGACGGGTCGATGGAGAGGCCGCGGCCTTCTTCCTTGTTCCAGTGGTGGGCGTTCCATGCGTTTCTGGGTGGCGCTGCCTTGTGTCGTAGCTCTGGTTTATTGCGCAGCTTGGGGTACAGGCCAGAGTAAAGCAGGCTGTTGAATGAGACGTAGTCAGAGAAGACGATGAACTGCATGTTGTCCCAGTCGCCCCAGTTTACTCTGGGGTCGGGGAAGCAGCGGCGGGGATCGAAGTTGATGATGCGGTTCTGGTTTGTCTTGGCGTCCCAGACGACCTTTGTGGGGGCGAAGCCGTAACGGATGCTGTCTAGGAGCATCTGAGCAAGGCGGGCCTCGCCCGCCGTGCGGCGCATCTGCTGGTGTAGGACGCGCTCTAGGATGAGAGACGCTTGGCGGCTCTTCCGATTAAGTCCCTCAAGTTGGAACATTGGGTTGCGCCCTGAGAGAGCAGCCATGAGATAAGTGAGAACAGTATCGCTAATGGCACGAGTGTCAGCGATAACAGCTTTTTCGCGGAAGTCTGTAGTGTCCGCAGGCACGTAGACATCGTGGGCACGGTCGGCCTCCTTCCAATGGTCATAGCGTTTACGGATGCGGAAGTGGGACATGTCCACCATGGACTTGACGTAGTCTACGAGACGGCGCTCCTGCTCTTCCGAGAGCATGGGCGCGATGTCCTCATAGTTGACAAGTTTGTCGGCGAACTCTGAGAGATCGACAACGACGCCTTCTCCTGGTGGCGGTTGGTACTCCGCCGACAGGTACGACATGTTCTTGGGTCCACTTACAGCCATGATGAATTTTTACCTTTCGCCGGTGGATGCTGTCGTCCTGCCCATGCCCCAACCGGGCCACTGAAGATTGGATGCGTTGATGCTCTCTTGGAGCGATTTCCCGATGGTTGCCGAGTTGTTGTTGAGGGACTGGAACATGTCGTTCGTCAGCTCGAATGCGTCGGGGGAAACGGCGGTTCGGGATAGGACGTCGATGGCTATGACGGCGGCATCTACTTGGTCGTCGTGGTTGCCGTTGGGAAAGGTGACGGCCTCCTCGATGAAGGCGTCGAGCCAGGTGGCGGTGTCTGGCAGGAATACTCTGCCGCCCTCGATGAGGGGGAGGATGGCGTTGGTGCGGCTGACCTTGTCGTGGACGACCTTGTAGGGGATTACGGAGACGCCGCTTTCGCGCTTGAGTTCCTGAATGACGGACTGACCGCTGGCCTTGTCTTCGATGTAGAGGGCGCGGAGCCCCTTGCCGCGCCACTGGTTGTTGATGCGGATGAGGCGTTGCTTGAGTTCGGGGAAGTCGAACTTCCCGCGCATAACGTCGATGATGTAGATGTCGCCGTTGGTGTCCAGGCCAGCGACAACGGCGGCGGAGTAGTCGGCTGTCTCGGTCTTTTTGAAGGCGGTGTCTACGCCGATGACGATGGTGCTGAATTGCTCGGGGCGGAGGTCGGCAGGATAGGACTGCCACCATTCGGTTTTGATGAGGTTGCCGCCCTCGACGTAGGGCTGCTGCTGGTAGAGGCTGGCGAACTCTCTAGGGTTCAGGCGTTCGCGGCGCTTCAGGTCTTCTATTGGGAAGCGTTCGGGCCAGAGGGGCTCCTCCTTCTCCTTGAAGATATGGCGCTTGCTGGCGGTGAGCTTCCTTGTCTCGCCGGGGGCAAGCCAGCGGGGGTCGTCTTCCGGGAGATCGCAGCGCGGGATTTTCTCGCCCTTGGTTGTCTTGATGGCTGCGAAGTTGACGTGGGTCCAGCGGCCCTCTTTCCAGTCGTCGCTGTCGATGAGCCGACCGGCTAAATCGTCGGGGTGCCAGCGGGTGAGGATAATTATTTGCTTGGCGCTGGTTGAGGCGGCTGGCTGGAGGCGGGTTGCTAGAGCGGAGGTGTAGTAGTTCCACGTCTTGTTGCGCTGGGTCATGGACTCGGCGTCTTCTCGGGACTTGATTGGGTCATCGACGATGAGGAGGTTGGCTGGGCGGCCACTGGTCGTGCCCCCTACTCCGACGGCGAAGTAGGCTCCGTTCTGTTCGGTACGCCACACGTCGGCAGCTCGGGACTCGGTTGAAAGGTCGAAGTCGGGGAAGGCTTGGTGAACGGTTTTCTCCTCGACGATGGTACGGACCTGTCGCCCGAAGTCGGTGGCGAGCTGGCTGTTGTAGGAGCAAGACATGACGTAGCGCTGCGGGTCGCGGGCCATGAAGTAGCTGGGAAAGAGGACGGTGCCGAAGGTGCTCTTGGCGTGGCGTGGGGGCATGGTGATAAGGAGGTTGTCAGTGCCAAGGGTTCCCTTCTCTAGGCGGTTCAAGGCGTCGATGAGTTCGAGCTGGAAGCCGGGGATTTCCCAGTCGGGGTAGAGGAGCTTCACGAAACCAAGGAAGTCCTCCTGGGCGTCCTTGAGGCGGAGGAGATACCGGGCCGCTTGGGCCTGTGTCTGGCTCATCGGCGGGTCTGAAGCAGACGGCCTATTCTGGCCTGCCTGATCTTGTCGGCGGCAGAGCCGTCGACGACGGTGTCTGACATGACGCGCATGAGGTGGTCGAATATCGCGGATTTGCGGTTGTGGGCTGGGATGTCGGAGGTGTCGAGCTGAGACATCGCCTTGCCGAGGTCGTTGAGGTTGATGCTGGACGCGAGCGCGTCCTTTTCGGGGTTACTTACTGTCATTGGTGTCTACCTCCACGTCGATTGCGTCTAGGCCAGCAGCGATGCGCTCCAATTCGTCGCGAGACATGTCGACGAGTTCTTTGGTGCTGTGTTCGTGCTGGATGTAGCTCGCGGATAGGTCGGGAACGACCTTGTTTAGGAGCGTTGAGAAGACACGAGCTTGGGTTGGCGACCAATCGATGGTGCCATGGACGACCTGGTTGGCCAGATCGATGTGTTTCTGAACAACTTTTGAAATTTCGCCGCGAATATGGGCGCTTTGGCCCGGAGTTAGCCGGTGTTTTTCGGCTAAAGCGATAGTTTTAGACACTTTATCTAGTTCCTTCTGCTCGCGTGCGCGTTTTTCCGCGATCCTCCGGCACTTTAGCGAGCACTTTGTATATCGGTCGTCCCATACGTTAGGGACGCTGTAGCCTTTTCCGCAGATTGGGCAGACTTTTTCGACTCGATCTTCCGACATTTTGATTTTTGCTCCGCTTGGTCGTTGAGTAGGAGAGGTAAAAAAAAATTAAAAACGTCGGCGGCGGCGAGGCCGCCCCCCCCCACCCGTCAGACGCGCGTTTCCGAAGGAACTTCTTGTGCTGCCGATCAGCTCGGAGCGGAGCGGTCGGCCCATGCAACACCCGCTCCACGGAGAACGCACATGAGTGCAACGCAAGGCCAGTCTCTGGCCGTCATCGCCGAACTCGTCGCCAACGGCGACGCCACGCCCGAAGAGGCCATCACGACGCTCAACGAGCGCCTGTCGAAGGCGAAGGAAGGGTCGTACAAGGCCCGCCGCACCGCGCTGGCCATCGCGCAGCTCACGTCCAAGGGCGGGCTCGACGTCAAGGCCGCGTTCGAGGGCGCGAAGGGCAAGCCGAAGGCCGAGGCCAAGCCGAAGGCCAAGGCGAAGCCTGCCGCCAAGGCCGAGCCCGCGACCGATCTCGCGGCCCTCGTGAGCGGGATGTCGCCTGACGAGAGGGAAGCCTTGGTCGGGCTCATCATGAGTTCGTTCAAGTAGCACACGACGAGAAGCGCAGCGCCTTCGGGCGCTGCGTTTTTTTTTGCCCGCAATTTCGCGGATTTCGCCTGTTTCAAGGCAGATCAGCGACACAACGACAGGTAAACCCATGAAATATAACCGACTTCCCATCCTTCATAGGGATGCGTTGGCCCATTCTCGTGC